GAAGAAAAGCAGAAGAGAAATACTATAGTGAGAGAGAAGATAGCAGAGAGATATCCCCTAGTTTTCCACAGGCCACAGGTGAGGCATGGTCGTTTTAAAAAAATATTGGGTAAGGTGGTTGTAACCCTCTAAACCACCTGAATTCAGCAGTTTCCGAGTCACCCAGAGAGTGGACACCCGTATGCCCCGGAAAAAGCAGGGAGGAGAATGCTATCTCCTCCCTTTAAATCCCCCGCGACGAGACGATCCGAATTCGCTAGGAGCTTTGTCCCGTTTCACAACAGAATTGCGCTCCCTATACTCGACTGTAACCCGCTTTTCCAGACATTCATTTCGGATAGCTTCGTACAGTTCAAGCATTGCAACCTGCTCTATTTTCGAGAAGGCTCGAAAATGCGGGAGGAAATGTTCCACGGTATTTCTGACCAGAGTTTCCTCGAATACACTCAGAGAGCGCACAGGACGCTCTAGCGGCGCCATGCTGTTACAGCCCTTGCCGTCACATTCTTTCGAGAGAGCAGAATTCTCAGAGCTAGAGTTTAGGACTCGCGCTAGCGCCTCGGCAAAGGAAATGCCAGAGGACGCTAGAGCGTAGACTTTGCGGCGAATTTCAGGAGAGAGATTAGCGGCTGCCATATTCCGCCCACATAATCACAATCCACAGGTTTAAGAAGAGTGAGAGCGAAGCCGCAAAAGTAATCTCTGCGGCCCGGTCGATTCGAGCGAGCGTGTTAGCACTCATGGATTTTAGCCTCTTGAGTGAGAGCGAATTCCTTAATCTCCCACAGGAAAGTTTGAGTGTCATCGCTAAAGCTGTGAGCAAAGAGGATTGCTTGCTCCCAATTCTCAGCTTTGAATGACCAATGCACGAGAGAGAAAGCAGAGACATATCCCGTGCGCGGATAAAACTTGCATTGGTAAAGGTACATAATTCTCCAAGCGGCATTGCCGCTAAAGAATAGTAGAGACTTGCAGAGACTCACTATCCTTATATACAGCGCGAGAGCGCGGCAGAGCCGCTAGAGAGACTAGAGTCTCGCGCATATATAAGAATAGGACCGCCGGAGCGGTCCATTCTCTCGCCTGAGACGCTTTCTACTTCAGCGTCTCCGGGTCAACTGCCATTGTCTCGCAAAGCTGTAGGAATGCCCCCAGAATCTGGGGAGGCATGGCAGTCTTGCCTGCAAGGAGTTCCTTGCGCACGAGTGTGCACAGAACCGCGCACTGCTTCTCGTCGCAGCGTCTCTTGATTCCAAGAATCGTGTTCTCAGCAAGCAGCCGAACTGCCTCGTTATCGGTCAGGATGAGCCGCTGATACTCGCGCAGAATCTCAAAAACGTACGAATTGCGCGAGACGCTGAAAATCCGGTCATTCGATTCCTTGACCGCACCCGCGACGAAGTAGGCCGTGACGATATCTTGGCCCGGAGCCATCGCAAGCCATTCGGCCTTATCGCTGTTGTTCGCCAGTTTCCCCTTCATCGCTGCCACCTGCTCTACTGACAGGTAATGTAAAACAGTCTGGAGCGTAAGCTCCTCGACCTGTTTCTGAAGCAGGAGCACAATGCGGCTCTCCGCTGCTAGCTGATTGCGGAGCGTCTCTACCTGCTCCATTGCGCTGATTTCCTGCTGTTCCATTGTATCCATTGCGATTTGTCCTCTCTGATGGACGGTTGCGCGACCTTAGCCGCGGGTTTGCTGTTTGGCATACGCACATTCCATACGCTAGTCTGCCATTCGGTCAATGGCTTAGGAGCGTCTGCTCCCTCTGTGATAGCAGGAGCAGGAAGCGTAGCAGTGACAACAGGGAGCATCGTCTGCTCCCATGCCTGGGGGTCGGCCATAACCATAGGCGCAGTATTCGTTGCGATGCGCTCCTGAATATCGCCGTTCTCACAGCGAAGTGCGAATCGATCGAGCATATGGCGCACAAATGCTTGCGTTCCCATCTTGCTCTCCAGTTCCGCTATCCGCTCGACGCTGTACCGTTTGAGCCGCGAGGCTTCAGAAACGATAGCGTCCGGCGTGAATGCTGGCTCCCCGTACTTCATACTAGCTGCTCCTTTCTCACTTTCGAAAATCCGCTTACGCTAGTAAGATGCTCTATTTTGGGGTCGAGTTGCCTGAGTGTCCCATGCTATGAGACGCGCAACGGTTTAATTCGCGTTGATAGGGTGAACAGCCTCCGCTATCTAAGTATTGACAGTCATGCGCTCGATATGATAGGACGCGATGCATGATAGGTGTCATGCATGATGCTTGTCATACTTATACCTAGTTGCTCTTAGCCTGATGACCATCCCTAAGCGTCTAGGGGTCGTCCTCAAAAATCGCAGAGCGCTGCCGCGGGGGGAACATCTCTCCCTAAATTTTCTAGTTTTTAAACCAATTTCCTAGCATCTATTGTTATATTATAGGAAGTTAGGAAGTATTATAGGAAGATAGGCAGGCGCGGAGCGCTAGAGGGGCAGGCGCGTCGCGCGGAGCGCATGTTCTGCTGTTTCGAAGATATCTGCTGTTTCGAAGATATCTATAGTAAGTGTTACCTATAGACACTCGCAGGCAGGTGCCTAGGCGCAGGGTGTTAGCATATGAAGTCAAATGCTGCCACAGTTCTACCCCCGACCCCCGAAGTACGAAAACTTTCGTAGGTTATCTCCTTGATTCTAAAGGGAAAAAGCTGGAAAAAACCCCTTGACAGCCTTGGGTGACCCGTGATCCAATTAACCTAAGTTTGAGGTAAAAAAGCATGGGCCTTTCTATCATCTTGCGAACTCCTAGTAACAGACTCGATATGCTCTTGACGCACCTGGTGCTCTCGCATACCCGTGGGGTAGCAGAGCCATCTCCTGCTCCTTCGTCCATTCCAGCAGGTGAGCCGCGAGGACTCCGGCAGGTGCTTTCTTCTTATTTTTCCCAGGCAGCGAACGCTTCTTCGCAGGGGGGGAGCTAAAGCTCTTTAGCTCTCCCTCTTTTTTAGCAGCGTCCCGCGTAAGAGTAGCACTGGAGATATAGTAAATGCCACCAAGGATAAAACAGTCGGTAGGGAGCTGGGCGATATCAGATGCGGCTAAGATGGCGTCTCAGTTAGCATCTGGTGTCGTAGGAGCAACTGCTTCCTCCAATGTTTCTCCCGGTCCCGCAAATGCTATTAACGTTCCTGCTCCCCCACTCCAGTATCATCCGCCTGCTGCTCCAGGGCATCTTTACTATGGAGGATCTATAAGTCCTAAAGGGGCACTTGGTCCCAAGCCTGAGCTTGGACGACAGTTCAGGAACCAGCGTAGACTCGAACTTATCGTGCGGCTTGAAAATGCTGGAATACCCGAATCAGCGATCAGCGGAATGCTCACTATTACTGTCAACCGTCTACGAAGCATTAAGAAAAGTCCTGATTATCTTGCTGCTAGGATTAAAATAACCACTGGTCTAATCATAGACCAAGACGGTGCTCTAGAGGAAACTAAAGCACAGCGCAAAGAGATGCTAACTCGAATGCTTCCTGCTGCGCTTCAAGTTATTGCAAATGCTGTTCACGCTCCAGCAATCACATTAGGAGAGCGGCGCTTCCAGCATGAAGTTGCAAGAGATATCCTCGATCGCGAGGGAACTCTCGCAAAGGTTCAGCGCGCTGAAGTTGTTACTGCTCCCGCCTTCGACTGGACTATTCACGAAGCAACTTCTATCCAAATTCTATCTGTAGCAGCCGCTGGCACAACTGGAATAGTTAGCGTTCAAGATGCTGTTGAGCGTGCAGACAAGATTGATGCAGCTCAAAAGATCATTGATGCTTTCCGATCCTCTGCTGCTCCGACAACTGAGCAAGCAGAAGATCTTATAGGATCTCTGGATGCGGAGCAGGGAACCGACTAGTTCGAGTCCCCGCTCGCGCGTCGAGCGCGATTGCGCGAAGCGCAAGGGGACGGGGCTCCGCTAAAGCGCCGAGAGAGCCTCCGAGAGAGCAGCCGAAGTCCGGCTTTAGCCGGACGGAGTGGGGAGCAGCTAAGATGCTATGATCGAGATAATAGCAGATACCATCAACATCGAAGTGAACGTGGCGGGGGATCTGATAGTTAACTTCTACAGCGAAGTTGCTCTCAACCCCTACTCAGTACTTATAACCCAAAGCGCAAAAGGAGATTGTATGACCCCTGATAAGCCTTCCAAAGCTCCTGCTGGCAAACCAACTCCTGCTCACTCGAAGCCGAAGCCGGGAGGGAATGGTATTCCAGCAGGTGGACAAGGAACATTTCAAGCTCAGTTGCTAAACGCTGGTGTTCCTATGGATCTACCTCCGGGTAGTTCCTGGCAATGGTCAGATGATGATCCTTCATCGACTATTACAATGGACCCGTCCGATCCGACTGGCGCTACTGTCATCGTCACCGTTCCTGCTTCTGACACGGCTTCACAGCTTATCCTCACCGCTGTAACCACTGATCCGAATGGCAACGCTGTTACAGGGACTCTCACAGTCCCCGTTAATCCTGAAGTTAGCGTCTTCACTGTAGTTATCACTCAGACAGCCTGAGGTCGGAGGCCCTTGCTCTATGCGATTAGACGCTCTAACAATCCCCCACGATGCACAGCGGTATAACACCGTGGGGGATTACTACTATCCCTACAAGGGTCATGTTCGCTTCCGTATTTCAGAGCTTGGAAATGAAGACTACGAGTTTCTTGTCCTGCTCCATGAAATAGTAGAAGAGTATCTCTGTCGTAAAGCTGGCATTTCTGAGGCTGAAATTACATCTTGGGACTTGGCTCATGCTTATAGTCCCGATCCCGGCTCTGAAGCTGGTTGCCCATATGGTATGCAGCATACTGCTGCATCTAGCATTGAAAGCGCAATGGCTAGTCTTCTAGCTGTTAATTGGGCTGATTACGAAGCAGAGATAGCAGCTTGCTGCGAAAAAGGCCAAGGACCAGAACCTCCTGATGAGGAGTTAGCAAATGCCTAAACAAAAGGTTCGTATCCAAGGAAAAGGTCAGTCCCAAGGTATAAAATTAGGACAAGGACATACTGGCGTTCCAGTTTCTTCCTCTGGTCGGAGTAGTGAGAGTTATGAAGCTGCTCGTAGCGCGAAGCGAGCACGGGTCTCTAAAAAGTATACAGGAGCAGATGCTAAGTAACCCCTAACCGGAGCAGGTGAAGGGTTCCCGGTCTGTGACCGTTGCCCCTACAGCACAAAGCATTCGATACGTAAAAGACGCAGTACGCTCTCAGCTTCTCTACGGGGAGCTTGGGGAAAGTTATGTCCCGCGCAGTGCTATCCTAAACTACAACCTAATCCCCACAGAGGCTTTACCAGATAGTGCGAAGCACTTAGCCTTTCGTGCAAACTGCTTAATGGACCCATACTATCTCGGGACTGTAGTCTTAAAGCGTAATCTTATGTCTCGCGCCTCAGATAAACGGCGCAATCTCCACTACATAATGTGCTTGATTGTTCTAAAGGATGGGCTGAAAGAAGGGATAGAAATTCCGCGTGATCATCTCAAAACGACTGTGTACTGTGAAATTTATCCAATCTGGCGGGCGCTACCGTTCGGTCATCTTGAAGAAGATTTCTTTAGTACTATCGGCTTCTCTGATCTATTCATCGAATGGATGCGACGAGCACACAATCAGGATATCAGAATTCTTGTTGTCTCTGAGACCATTAAGAACGCTGTCAAAATAGGAGGTAGAGTTGCAAACCATTATGAAAGTAATGATCTCTTCCGACAACTCTTCTTTGATATCCTTCCTACGGAAAAAGAGACCTGGACAACTGACTCTCTGCATCAGCGGAGAACTAGTGCAGGTAGAGGACAAGGAGAAGGAACATTTGATTTCATTGGAGTTGGCGCGGCCTTGCAGAGTAGACATTATGATGTCGTCATCCAAGATGATCTCATCGGAAGAGAAGCTCGCAGGTCCGCTGTTGTAATGGCAGATGCTATTGACTATCATCAGATCCTCGCAGGTGCTACCAACTTCGATCCGAATAATCCCGGCAAAGACTTTGACGAAATTGTGGTAGGAAATCGGTGGAGCCATGATGATCTCAATTCATACATACGGCGAGAAGAGAACTATTTTAGTTGGACCACACATAGCGCACTTGGCGGATGTTGCTCCCTCCACCCTATCCAAGTACCTATATTCCCAGAAGCTTTTACAAAGCAGAAGCTTATGCGGTGGAAACATAGACTTGGATCTTATCATTTTTCCTGTCAATTCCTCAACATCCCAATTGATCCTGCAAAAAAGAAATTCACTATTTCTGACTTTAGATACTTCTCTCTAGAGCGTACTAACAGCGCCTTGAGTATCCCAAAAGAACCGAAAGAAATGCCTTGGAAAAAGCTTTTAGTCTTTGATAGCATCGTCCATCCACAACAGTATCGTACGATCATCCGCCATCATGTGGCAGAAGGAGATGTCGAAGATGATATCTTTCCTCGCTATCTTGATCGCTATCTTATTACTGATCCCAATCATAGCGGTGAGCACCCTGATCGTTTGCTCACTGTTGGTGGCAGGGGTAGACATGCTATTTTGGTTGTCGGCATCCAACATAACCCACGAAGAATTTATATCCTCGACCAGTGGGCTGAGGCTTGTAAAATCGAGAGATATGTCGAAAAGCTCCTGTTCTACGCTATCAAGTGGAAGCTCCGCAGAGTTCATGCCGAAGCTGATTTCGGACAAAAGTACCTGCTATATCACTTCAACTACTACATCCAAGCAAACTACAAAAAACATCCCGAACTTGAGGGCATAGTGATGGAGCCTTTGAAGTCTCAGCGACGGAGCGCGAATGAAAAGCAGATACGAATTGACAATACCATCCCACTTGTTGAGCGTCACGAGGTTTGGCTCGATGCTAATAATTGTGCTGATTTCCGTGAGGAGGCTGAAAAGTACGGACAGCAGAAAACCACTATTGATCTCCTCGATTGTTTCGGTTACGTCCCTCAGCTAGCTCCGATTGAAATACACAACGAAGAAGATGTAGGTGAATTCATGGAGAAGCAGCGATCAGCATTTGCTCGCAGAATGGCTAGTGTAGCATGAATGAGACTGAAGTCTATGTTGCTGTCAGGCGCGAGATGGAGATTATTCCCCAGGGGCCATCTTGCACGGAAACAGAGAAGTCCTACTATCTTCGTCTACGTAGCGGAAGTGTGCACTACACTATCAGATTCACCAAAGATCCTTTTAGACTCGTCTCTGTAGATCGGAGTGACAGTGCCTTATAATCCTCCAATTCTCGTTCGCGCAAGCGATTTCGGAAAAGACGAGTATGCAGACCTGTGTAAGTATATAGAAGAGAAGATCGAGCATCTGGATCGCCGCCTCAATACCTTCCGCATTGGTACTCTTCCCGAATACGTGCGTCTCTATAAGGGAAAACCTAAGAGCGATAACATAGACTGGCCGTGGGAAGGAGCCTCGAATCTTACAGTACAACTAATCGGCACCTACTCTGACGAACTACTTGCTCGTCAAATGGCAGGAATCTGGATGTACGATCCTCTCTGGACTGCGAATCTAGCAGGAGATACTCCGACCAAAGAGGGAGAAGAATATAAAGAAATCTACCAAACCTTCCTCCAGGACGAAGCATATGATCCGCAGGAGCTGGATCTCTATAGAGTAGAGCAAGGTGGTTTCCATTCTGCTAACAAATACGGTACTGGCGTTATTCATTTCCCTTGGGAATATCAAAAAGAAATAGAATTCGTCTACATCGGAGGCGGCTTAGGCTCTGCTGGTGCTGAAGAAGACACTATGCCAGAGGGTCGGGAGAATGAATTCGTATCACGGGACGGCCCACATCCTGAGATGATCCCTTTAAACCGTTGGGGTTTCGATCCTAACTGTCCTAATCTCGGGAACATGAAATTCTTCTATCATATTGATACTCTTGATCTCTGGGATGTAAAGAATCTTCCCGGCAAGAGTCCCTACTACAAGCAGAAAGATATCGATCACATGCTCTTTTCTCCTGATGCTACACAGGAGAATGAGATGGAAATGGCTTTCAACGATGAGAAGAAGATAGATCCGGGCGGTGTTTCAGATGGAGCAGCTCGCTGGTACATCCACCGCTGCGTCTTCTCTTATCGTAAGAATAATAAGACTTATTCCATGTTCGCGAATTATCATAAACGTACTAAGACTATCTTATATATAACCTATAACAACTATCCCAAGAACATGATTCCGTATGAGGATGTCAAGTTAGCATACGACGAGGAGGCATACCTTGGAACAGGCTTCGCAGAACTTCTCCATGTGTATCAAAAAGAATTATCCAACAACATTAACTGGCGAACAAATAATCGCAATTATGCAATGCTTGGAGCTTGGCGAATTAGCCCAGAGTCTAAGCTCTCCAGTATCCTCGATGTATTTCCTGGCGTTGCGATTCCAGCAAGATCAGGAGAACTTGAATACATTAAAACTGCAGCTGACGTTGGATATAACAACGCGCCCGACGAGTTTATTCAAGCATGTGCTAAAGAAAGAGCAGGAGTTGATCCTGCGATGGGCGGAACAGGGGGCGGCATCGTCAATCCCCGGCGTGGAATCTACAGCGCAGCCGGAACCAGCATGGTCCTTGCCCAACAGAACAACAGAAATTCTCTAAGAACCTCTGATATGCGATCTGCCCATGTAAAAATAGGAACGAAGCTAGGTACTATGTATTCTGTCTTTGGTATAGGAGACCGCTTAAGGAGATATGGTACAAACGCTCCAATCTTGGCTAAGGCGCTTGAGGCAGTTTCTAAAGGCTCTTTGGGATTACGTCTTCGACCTACTTCAGCAGCACTGAACAAAGAGCTTGATAGACAGAATGATGTCATGCTCGGAGACAGATTGCAGGGATACTATCAAAGACAGAGCCAGATCATAGAAGCGATGATGAATCCACAAGTTCCTCCTCCGATGAAAGATTATTTCGCGCAAACTCTTATAGCTTCTAGAGTCTTAATGCAGGGTCTCTTACGTAATTTCAATAAGAGTAACGTAGATGCATATCTACCACAAGTTAAGCAGCTTATAGCAATGGCAGCTCAGAGCGCACAGCCACCACAGGGAGCACCTGGGGGCGGTGCTGTAGGGATGGGTATGGGTGCTCCAGAAGGAGCAGGTGGTGGAGATCAACAAGCTGGAGGATTTAATTCCTTACCGGGAGGCGATATCGGAGCTATGGGAGGATCAGCGCTTCCAGCCGGTGGCGGTCTTCCTATGTAACATTATCAAAGAGCAAACTGAATTGCTCGTTGCTAGGAACTTTGAAAGTGCTGGAGCTTTTCTAAGCAAGGCTGAAATCGCATCGACTATTCGAGCACTTCGTATGATGTCTCGTCTTCCAGATGTTATTAAGGAAGCGGAGAAGCAGGTAGAGCAAGTCAAAGAACAACGAGCAAAAATCGCGAAAGCGACGGAGCAGGTATGAAACTACCGTGGCAGCGTCAGAAGGCAGATGATGGCAGTGAGACTCTCACTGTAGAGCTACCGAAGGAAATGTCTGAGAAAATCGACTCAGCTATTGCTTCAGGTAATGAAAGCAAGTCACGCTTTGATGAGCTGAAGGCGAGTCTAGATGGCCTTAATGCTCGTTTCGTGCGTGAAGATGAAGAACGTCAGAGACAGCAACAGATACAGCAACAACAGCGTCAAGCTCAGGAGCAGACTACTAGCGAAGATGAGATAACTAATCTCATGCTTACAGATCCTGTCGCTGCTACAAAACGCCTGATCAAGCAGACCACCGACAATCAGGGCGTAGCCCTAATGTCTATGCGCGCAGATGCTCTCCGCCGTGATGTATTCGACGATTCTGAGCGCTTTCCATACTATACCGGAGAGATCAAATCAGAAATTGATAAGCTGCTAGAAGGTCAGACTCTCCAGCATCGGAACGATAGGGGAGTGGTTGAAAATGCCTACTACGCGACTCTTGGCCGTCACCAGCGTGAAATGGCAGACGGAAAACTCAAGTCCCGTTTTGCTGCACCTGAAGGCAACCGAGGAACTGCTAGCGGAAATATCAAAGGAACCGAAGAACCCGCTATTAAGCCTCTTGATGAAGATGGGAGAAAGGCTGCAAAGATTCTAGGTTTCAAAGAAGAAGAATACGCAAAGATGCTTCATGAAGAGGGAGTAGGATATGTCTAGTCCTGAACAGATCTCCGCTGAAGTAGCAGAGCGAATCAAGTTAGCAGGTGAAGCAGCTGCAGAGCAAGCAGGCGAGCAGCCGAAAGCTGAGTCTCAGATTATTATCGAGAAGCCGAAGTCCAAAGAGCCAAACTGGGCAGAGCTGACTGAGCTTGAAGCCACTAACCTACGTCTCCCTCTCAATATCCCTCTGATTGACCATGATATCCCTGCCTACATGGATATCAAGCTAGCAGATACTGAGTACGTAGCAGTATGGGCGAACAGGGATCAGCGGCGCCTTGGACAGCTTGAGGCCGAAGGATATGAATTTATCCGCCCGGAGCATATTGCAAAAGGCTTCAAGCTCCCTCTAAAATTCGACTCCGAGAAACTTTATATCTATCAGGACGTAATAGCAATGCGCGTACATAAACGCATTCTTTTCGGAAAACGGAGGCGAACCCAGGAGCTGTCTGTCAAGCAGCTTCAGGGTATGGGTCAGATAGCACTTGACGAAGTAAACAAGCAAATGATTCAGCGTAATTCTCGAATGGAAGAAGCTTTTGACAAAGGTCGTATGAGCTTTTTCGACGTTAACATCTAACACCGGAGGTTTCTATGGCTGGTCCGAATCTTACATCGCACCTTCCGATTCTGCAAGTTCAGAACAAAGCAGATACCACGCCATTTACTAAAGCGATGCCTGAGCTAAGTGCTCAGACCTTCGCATTTGGAACTCCTGTGCAAAAGACAGCAGCAGGATACTGTCAAGCATGGGATGGAGCAACTGTCACAGCTGGACTTCTCGGCATCTCAGAGAGCTTTGGCCTCAACCTGGCAACATCTGGCTTCGGTATGCCAGTCTATCCTTTTGGTCAAGTGACTGGCCCTATCGCTATGCAGACCTATGGTAACGTTCCCAATCAGCCGCTAGCTGTGAACGTTGCTCTGGGAACTCCAACTAGCGACGGGCGCACTCTCTATATCGAAGGTAATACAGATAATATCTTCGAGGCTCAGTTTGACAATAGCGCCGGAGCTGTAGCTGCTGACTGGACTCCGACAATTGCAGATATTGGTGTAGCCTACGGACTGACAAAAGGTCCAGTTCCTGATCCTTACTGGTACGTTGATAAAGGTAAGACGGGTGCTGCTGCTGTTGTCAGAATCGTAGGCATCAATACTGTCGATGGATTTACTCTGAACGCTAGGGTATTCTTTCAGTTTCTACCAGCAGCAATGCAGATCTAATAGCTTCGCACTTGGAGCAGAGTAGCGAGCGCACGTAAAGGAGATTATCGATGCCTCAAGTTAGAGCCAAGTTTCCTCAGCTCATGCAGCCGGGACTACGGAAGATTTACTTCGATAGTCTTGACGATGCGCTGAAAGCTTCCTCATATCCCGCTGTCTTCAATGAGGAGACTAGTACTCGGGAGTATGAGCAGGAGCTTGAAATGGCTGGCATCTCTGCTCTGCAAGAGAAGCCAGAAAACGCGTCCACTGCCTATACTGAGATGAAACAAGGCGGATCGAAGCGATTCTATCCGATCACCTACTCTCTCGGTCTGCGAACATCGAAGGAACTCTGGGATGATGATCAATACGGTCTGGTCAAGCGTGGTCCTACGCTGCTATCTCGCAGCGCAGCTTTCACGCAGGAAATGGTAGCGTGGAATGTTTTCAATATGGGTTTCACCTCGTCCGTTACCGTGTTTGATGGAAATCCCCTTTTCTACAACCAACACGCATTGCTCGGAGGCGCAGCAGCTACAACTCTTGCTCCCGGAGCAGCCGGAGTTATCTCTCTCGCTGGAACATGGCCGAACCGACCTGCTCAGGACATTGATTTCTCCATTGCAGGATTGCAACTCGCTACGAATCATGCCGCTAGGATGGTCGATAATATGGGATTCCCTATCCGCTTGCGATGGGAGAACCTCGTCACTCCCCCCGAACTTCGATTCTTAGTTAGAGAAATCCTCGGATCTACTGGTAAGCCATACACAGCAGATAACACGATCAACTCTTTGATTCCTGAGGATTACAAGAATCTCGAAGTTCCGTGGCTGAACAGTCCGAGCGCGTGGTTTCTCGTAGCAGCAAAGCGGGATCACTCTCTGAAGTTTATCTCTCGCGAGCGCCCAAGTACAGACTTCGATGACGATTTCGATACTGACGCTATAAAGCAAAAGACCCGTTGCCGTATGACCAGTGGAGCTGCCAGATGGCAGGGAGCCTGGGGAACGCAGGGTCCATAGCATCTGTCCCTTCTCCCACCGGAGGGGCAGAGAATGAGGAGAGGGCGGTCCCTGCTCCCCGTCCTCTTCTCTGATGGCACCGGAGGTGCCTATGTTTGATCAAGGACTTCGCAGAACCTTCTGGGCTGGTCCGTGGAAGATGTGTGCTATCTGTGATCGAAAGACTAAAATCGCAGATATGCGCTGGCAGCGTGGATTACTAAAATGTCCCATCTGCTTTGATGAATGGCCTCTGCTTGGACAGCGCGAAGTCGGTATCGAGCAAGTTCTATCTGATGGCAAGGAAGAGCTAGCTCCTGTCGAGAAGCTCCGTAACCCTTCAGCTTTTGAAGCGGCTGAGGATTTCATTATCTAAGGAGATGCTATGAGTAACACTGAAGGGACATGGACACAAGACTCTCCGACTTCTGATATGGAAATCTTTGTCGGAGCTAGCGATTTCATCGACACATCGGCTCATGCTACTATGGGAAGTGCTGGAGCTGGATTACTTGCTATGACAGTTCCTGCTAGCAATGCGAGTACATTCTTCGTATCTCTATCAGATCTGATGAAGAAGACAGGTATTGGCTTGCCTCGGGATGCTCGCGGATTCGGGTCATCTGCTGTTCCTCCAATTCCAGCAACTGCAATGCCAACTATGTTTGGAAGTCTTGCAGAAGCTGGAGGAGTGTCGAGTATCAGTCCGACCAATAAACCGCCATCTAAAGGTATGTATGTCACATCTATAGATCTGATCTATACCGTTGCTGGAAGTGCTCTCGCACTCGCATCTGTAGGTCTAACTGACACTACCTTTGTAAATAACACAGCACCTGCTGTTGTAAATCGACTCGCTGTAGGGGCTAATGGAATGCCAACTGCTGTTCAAGCACAGCCTTATAAATTCAATGTTCCTATCCCCTTAGCACAGCAGGTCTTTGCAACAGCGTCTGGTACAGAGACGATCTTAAATGTCAATATCACTGCCGGTACAGGAGCTTGCACATTCTACGGAGCAGTTCTACATTGCACCTACAACTTGAACTAGCACCGGAGGTGCCTATGGCTATTCCTACTACAAACGATTTCACAGGTCGCATCTGGCGTATAGTCACTACCGGCAATATTCCCTTTGCGAATTTCAAAGTCAAGGGTGGGGTCTGGACTGGCGGGACAGCCGGACAGGTCATGTCTTTTGTCGATGTAGCAGGTCGAGAATATGATTTCACTTATCCTGCATCAGGAAATGCTCTGAACTTTGGAGAAATAGGATGGATTTCTGGACCTGCTGCTATTACTGCTATCCCCAGTGGTGAGGTACAATGGTGGATAGCTCCATAGGAGGTTTTGTGCGGAAACTTTTAGCGTTGGCTGCCTTGGCTCTTAGCTGCGGAGCAGCGGGAGCTACGCCTATAATAGGTACTGTTGCTGTTGCAGGAGCAGATACTTATACAACCAATGGTATACACTTCAACGGTCCTGGCATTGTGCTGATCGGAACTGGGAACTTTGCTTCTATAGTAGGAATGACATTTCCTATTGTAGCTCCGAGTCATCAACTCAACTTTGGTAGTGCCACCGGAGTAGGTGTTTTTACTATCGGTGGAATCACAATGAACATTCTTACTCTCCAAGTTGTAAGTCAAGACAACATGTTCCTCAATATCTCAGGTACTGCGAATATGTCCGAAGCTGGTTTTGACACAACTTTGTATGACTATACCATCGCAGCTACTAGACCTGATGGTGTAAGTAGCTACACGATGACAGCAGCACCTCCCACTCCTGTAGTTGAGATTGGCACACTCTTTCTTGTCGGCACTGGAATGTTGATGGTTGTATTTCTAGGGCGGAAAATACATGGGCAAGATAGTCACGCGTAAGAATGATAATAATACTCTCGACCTAGAGATTACCTATGGAGGCGAAGAGGCTCCTTTCTCGGGATTAGATACCTCTGCGCCTCCGCCTTATGTTGATCCGCTATCTTTTACCGATTGTAGTGGCTTTGTTGTAATCAATAACCAGTTAGTATGTCTCGGCTGGAGAAATACTGGCCTTAGTCTTACAGGATGGGGATCAAGTAAATTCCTTGGCTGCGGTAAATTCTTTGCAAATCAGAAGTATTATAACTGGGTCTTAGGCTATACTCAAGGCACTCCTACTGGAACTCCACCTTCAGTAACTACTACCTATCTTCTCTACGTCTTCGGTGGATTCCCTCCATCTGGATCTGTAGGTCCAGTTAAAACGCTAGATGTTCCTCAGACTCAGATAACTTCTTCTGCTACTTCTGCTGTAGCTCAGATAGCAGTATCTCCAACTTACACATGGAATGCTCCCGGAGGACTTGACTGGGTTACAATTACTATTGGCTCATGGTCTATAACTCTTGTCTATCATAGTACAGTATCTCTTGGCGGGACTGGTGGTCCTCCTAGCACTCCAAATCAACTTGCTACCTTGATTGTAAATAACATCAACGGACTAACTCCGGGCGCTCCCTGCACTGCTACTTTAGAAGCAGATGGCGTTACTATTGACCTTACAACTATTGCCACAGGTACTCCTGCAAACAGTACTACTCTAAGTATTGCTGTTACCTACCCAAATGGCACAGGAGGTGGTAACTATAGCGGAAGTGGAATTCAAGGAGTTAGCATAAACAGTAACTTTCATAGTGGTACAGATCCTGTATCTGAGAACTTCGGTATCCCTATTGATCCGCTATCATGGACTACTATAGGAGAGTCCCTATACTTCGGAGGTCCGGGTACTTGTATTCTAACCTTTTCCTATCCCAACGAAGTTCCTCAATTTAACATTCTAACAAAGTATCTTGGAGCAGTTACTCTTAATAAATTCAACAATCAACTCATAGCAGGAGGTATTGTTCCTGGTCCTGGTCAGGTTCTACAGAGTCCTGAGATGATGATAGCATGGAGCCAGCCCGGTAACTTCAGTCAATGGAATCCGCAGAATGGCTCTAATCTCGTAACTGGTGCTGGATTTGAGCAGATAGCGGATATCTCTGATTATATCTCTGGTACTCTCATCGGCAATAATATTCTGGTAATCCTCAAAGCATTTGGAGTGGACTATGCAAATGCTCTTCAAAATGCCGTTATTCCTTTCGACGTTAATCATATCTCCAATGCTCTTATCGGAGAAGGTTGTCAGGATTCCAGACTTGTTACACAGTATGATCAAGTCGGATGCTTTGTTGGGACCACCGATGTTTTTCAGTACACTGGGCAGCTTAATGCCATTGGAACCAAGATCAAGAATTCGATTATCTACGATGTTATACAGACTCCTATTCATCGTTCTAGTGTTAGTTGTACTGCTATGTTTATAAACGCTATAAACACATTCGCATTCTTTCTTATCGATCACAAGATCTATATCTTCTGCTATAATAATCAGACATGGAGTCAGATAAGACTAGCTCCTAGTTCTAGTCAGCCATACTTAGATCCAATATTCATGGGCTATTTTACACCTATTCAGAACTATCCGGGCAAATACTACCAGTTCAATTGCGATGTTCTGCCTATAACAGTATCAGGAGATACTCCTCCTCAATTCTACTATCTAACTGATACTGTTCAAACCTTTGACTTTCCAGAGTCAAATGATCCTTATATTACTTTTAAGCAAGAAGAAATAATGTTTGGTCGAGATATAACAATTGACTCTATTTACACCTCAGTCGCAGGTGCTCCTGGTCAAGTCGTAGGATTTAATGTCTATGGATCACTTAGCGGATCTAGTATAAATTCAAGTCCAGTGCTAACTGGATGGTTGACTATTCCAGCAGGAGCAGATCCTAACACATTCTACAATTATCAAATCTTCTTTACTCAGCAAGTAACAACTGTGAAAAGTCCTTATCTGAACATCACTCTTAACCTTAATCCATCAGGAACTTATAACCAACTTCGAATTGCCAAGATAGCAATGTTCGGATCATTTGATCCTGATCAGAGGCCAACATGAGAACCTATAACCCTAGTGTCTTTGCTAACTCGTTGACGAATCAGATGCGAGTCTGGGTTCAGAGTGTGCATCAGGCGCTAAATAACGGTGTAGATATGGGAACACCTACAGTTACCGGCGTATCTACACATCCAAACGATGGGAGCGTCAATGCGGGAGTCTATACTGGATTTGATAAAGGGAATTCTTCTGGTGTCCTTATACGAATTGATGCTCATGGTAGCAGCAATCCTGGCGTTACATATACCTGGCCGTCATCGGGAGGAGTTAAAATCTCACACGGCCTCGGGAGACAACCGATAGGATTTAAAATTGTGGACAAGGATAAAGCTGTTGATGTATACCGTACTGCACCTCCTGACAAGGATTTTATAACTCTCGCCGCTACCGATATCTCTGCTTCTGTAACTGTTTATGTCTTCTAGGGAGCGAATCTATGGTCGTTAGTGATCTTTATCCGGCTATCATCGATAATCTCATGGGTCGTGCTGTTGATCAGCCAAGGATGGCAGTTGCTATCAGAAAGAGTGTATTAGAGTTTACAGAGAACTATAAGTTCGGAGAGCTTCAAACGAGTGGCCCTGTTGTACAGCTAGTTCCTAATCAACCGAATTATGATACTGTATATTTCACTAATCCCTCTGACGGTGCTATAAATGTTCAGAAGGTAAATAGCTTCTTCATGTTCTCTACTCCCTTTATCGTACCACAGACGACTCAATTTATAGGTTCAAATTCTGGCTACAATCTGGGATTCAAGACTATCGACCGGCTAGAAGTCCTGCTCAATATCTCCAGTATGCCTACAAACTGGACTCGCTATAACAATCAAGTCTGGATAGCTGCAATGCCAGATAAGGCATACAACATCTACATGCGCTACCAGCACGAGCATCCATTTCCTAACGCTGGAACACCTAGCGCAGGCACAGATACTATCTACATGCCTGATAACTGGCAGGAGATTGTAGAATATGCCGCTTCTCAACGACTGGCTCAGATTTATAATCTCAGTACGAAAGCTAGTGAGTTTAATCAGAGACTCCTTGGTGACTCTAAGTTCCAAGAGACAAATGGCATCGAAGGACAGCCCGGACTTATTTTTCAACGCACATCACAAGAGATGAGAGATCAGACTACCACAGTCAAGCGTTTTCGACTGAGGATGACAAGGAGTAGATGATGGCTACCAATACAATGCTTCCTATGAATCCCGGTGGCTCGAATCAGACTTCTGCTGGAGTCTCTTCAGGTGCTAATGCAAGTATGCTCCCAAAGACACAGCCGGTGTTTACTCCTGCTGCTGGTCCTACAGGAGCTACGAATCCCTACATGGCAACGCTCCCTACATCAGCAGGTTCCACTCTCTATAATCCAAATGTAAATGCTCAGACGTTTGCTCCAGGTTCGCAGAACCAACTTACTCAAAAGCAATTCATAGATATTGCTGGCAAGGGCGTTGGAGGAGCAATGTCCTCGGAGTTAGCAGGATTAGGAGGAACAGCCAGTCAGATCTTCCAGCAATGGCAAGCTGGACAGCTTCCTGTTCAAGCTGGAGAGCAGGTACAGCTCAATCAGCAACTTGCTGGTGCTGGTGTTGGAGCAAATAGTTCTGTAAATGCTATAGCACAGAGTAATCTAGAAGCTCAATTTAATGCTCAAGCTGCTGCTGAAAATGCTCAATTGATGGTACAGAACCAGCAAACTCAGACAGGAATCTTACAGGGAATGCAGAGTGCAGCAGAGCAGGAAGTGGCTAGCTCTGGCTGGGATGTATTTGGTCAAGTCATGGGTGGACTAGGGAATCTAGCAGGACAGGTTATGGGACTTCCTGGCAGTAGTATAGGTGGTAGCATGTTGAAAGGTTTATTCGGAGGCGGAGGGGGTGGAGGAGGTAATCCCACTGCTACTAATCTCGGTGGAGCATTACCTACTGGAGTATTCTAGGAGATGTTATGGCTCAAAATGCTGATGTAACTGCGCTTCCAACTACAATACCGACGAATCTTATACCTCTGCGCCAAGGTTCTACCAATATCCCAATGCAAGCTGGACCTGCTGGTGTCCCTGCTTTTGGAACTCTCCCCACAAGAGCAGCGGAGAATGCTAATCTCGGGAAAGATGATATTCAGTCAATGGGTGCTCTTCTAGGCGGAGGTATAACCGACGCTGATGTAAAAGCAGCTCTTACTCCTACAATGCAACGTGGTGGTATAGGTCTTCCGCCCTCTCTAACTCGTCCTATACAGCCTTTTCAACCTGCTCCTTTGGATCAAAGGGCTGTAATTGGAGCAGGAAATGCAAGAGCGCGAGGTATTGGAAATGCTATTACAGGTGCTATGAATGTTGTAGGTTCCTTTGTAAATGCTCGTGCTCAACAGACTCAAGATCAACATGCACAGAGCGTTAGTCGTTTTCTTATGGCACAATCCAATGCTGATCAAGCAAAGAGTATGATGGAGCAGATTGGAGAGGGAAATCCAGGCTACGAGCAGGCAAAATCTACCTTTGAGAGCAATACAGCTCTTCAGAAGAAGATGTTTGAAGATGATCCAAAGTTTGCTAAAGTACTAGAAAAAGGCATGAATATCTCTCTTACAGATCCTTCGAAGAATAAAACTCCTGAGCATCAGAGCTTCATGCAGGGCTTGAATATCTTCAGACGGAATCAAGCGCAGCAGCAGCGTCCAGATAGCGGTGCAATGCTCCAGCGTTTTCAACAGCAGATGCCGATGGGTCTTGGTCCTAATCAATATGCTCAGAATCTGTTGAACTATAAAATGATGCAGCAACAGCAACTTAACAAGTTCTATCAGAGTATGATTCCTCGAATCTATTCTGCTCAGAAAGCTGATGAAAGAGCGCAGAATCAGATAGTAGCTCGTCAGCAACTTCAGAATCAGAATCATATCTTCGAGTCTTGGAAGCTAGGACAGCAAGATGCTAATAACATCAACCTAGCAAACATGCGCCATAATTTCAAACTCAATGAGATTGACAGGGAGCAAGCAGCTTTAGGAAATAGAATGCTTGATCTCTTCAACGCTGAGAAATACTCTCCTGCTGAGATGTTCAAGCTCAAGAGCGATCAGGAAAAGTTCTTTATGAACTCTGAATCTAAATATGCCTCTGCTATTGAGGCTGTGAATAGGACTCTAGCATCTGAGTATGCAATGTCAAAACCAAATCAAGATAACATCACGCGCTATCAGCAGCAGCTTAATTCTCTGAATCAACAAATGAACAACTTTCAGACTTATAAGAATGACTGGTATAAGAGTTACAGCGGCATGACCGATTTATTTGCTGGAGGTACTAGCAATGCCGGAACAGCCAACGCCGCAGCCCCAGGACAGCCTCCCAGCTTCTCCACAGTCCCAGCAACTGGAGGAACAACAAGTCCAGAAACTCTACTCAACAATCAACCGTGGCAGTATGGAGGAGGGACTCCAGCGACGGGGATTACTCCATCTATCACCATTCCGCCAGCAGCAGCCGGAACAGTCGCAAATCCCACAGAAGATGAGGACGATGAAGCCACAGCAGGTGGCGAACCCTAGAGTAGGATTAATTCCAGGAGCATCTCCATCGCCTTTAGCACAACGAGCTGCTGCTATTAATCAAGCTATCTGGACGAGGATGAACTACCGTCCTCCGCCTACGCCTCAGCCTGCTCCCTCTGCAACTGCAGATACTACTGGCGTTGATTATAGCAGTGTCGATGCTATGAAAGACGCGAAGAAAGTTGAGTTCTTGAAAAGAACTGACTTTGATCCTGATAGATTAAAGAATCCATTTGACATGTTCAATTCCTATATGTATCGCGCTCAGAAGATCATTCAGAATATGAATGAAGGTCCATATAGCGATGCGGATAAGACCAAGATCCTAAATGGCATCTACGATCGAATGATAATGCCGTTCTATAATAGAACAAAAGGAGAAATGATAAAAGGAACGGAAGCACCATCTCGAAAGCAATGGCTCGCACATGCTCAAGATTTTGCGAAGGAATATGATATAAACCAAACCTATATGAATAGTTGGTGGAGCGGTTTAGCGCATGGATCATACGGTCTTTTAAATGAGGCTTTTCAAGGTATTAAGACGGTAAATGATATCGTCGGAACTGCTGTAAGTCCTCATTTCTGGAATCAATTCGGTCATGAATTCTTCAAAGCGCCGCAGGAAATTACAGATGATAGTTGGCAGAAGCAAGTAGAATATGATAGAAGCCATCCAGCTTGGAATTTCTTTAAAGAAGCTGAGAAGGAAGGTCGCTATTGGAGCATGTTCCATAAGGTACAAAACTGGGCTAATCATAATTCTAATGAAGCTGAAATGTACCAGAGGCTAACTCCACTTCGTACCTATCGCGCTGCTGTAACAAATCTCGCTGTTCAAGCTATTCCTTTTGTAGCTGTAGAAGCGGCTACAGAAGGACTAGGTCTTACAGGAATGGGAGGAGGAGAGCTTCAGTCGATAGGGCGTAAAGCACTTGTAGACTGGCATGGCTCTCCGACAGCAGGACGAGTAGCAGAAGCAATGCTTCACGGAGCGCGAGATGGCTTTATTTACAATAGTTTAACTCGACCTGCTAAAGACAAGGCTAAAGCTGTTACAGATGCTCTTGAATGGGGAGCTGCTGGATCAGTTCTCACTCTAGCTGGCTCGCCATTTATGTTTATCGGCGGCAAGCTAATCAAGCTCGGAGTTAGGGGCGCAGCTTCTGCATCTGGTGATAGAATCCTTGGAGATGTAGCACAGCGTTTCCGCGACGAAGCCGCAGATGCTTCTGCGCTTAAAGGGCAAGCACGAGATTATAAAGCACAGCAGCGACTAGAACGTCAGCCTAGAGTTGGACCAGAAGAACCTCCAGAAGTGCAGGGTCCACGCTATGTTGATGCTCCCTATAGAGGAGTTGTAGCCCCTAAGACCATTGGCGAGGCGATTCGGAGAGGCGAACCAGTTGATCTTCCAGAGGGACGTACTAGAATGCCTGCTTCTATGGAAGCTCGCACTCGCCAAGGTGAGATTTCAACTACTGATCCGCGAGCACAATACAGAGGAATTCCTCCTGCTGTTCCTGAGTCTCCAGCAAGAACTCCCGATAGTAGACCTGCTGCTCCTGTAGTTGAAGAACCTGCTGCTGTAGATCAAGCTCTGCAAGAGCATTCAAATCGCGGAAAGCTAATAGATGCTGGAAGAGAAGAGGTTCCTCCTGAAGTTGCTAGAGATGTTAGTGAGGCGGGTGTAGCTGAGACTATAGCCAAACATGGAGTACTAGGTCAAGAAGCCGTTACACAAGGAGCAATGCAGCATATCCTTGACATGGAATCAAGTGATCGAACACCTGAGCAAGTGCGCGATTTCGAGCGTAACATGCTAGAAAATGGCTCGGATGGCGATCGAATCTTGCTTGATCAAGTAATGAGGATTCGAGATGCTGTTCGAGATGCTCCCTTAAACAGCCTTGATCATCAGGGCAAAGTTCAGTTAGTAGCTCGTCTTCAGGCTCTAGCTCACGATGCTTCTGGTCGTATGACTAAGCATGTAGCTACTCTTCAAGAAGCTCTGAGAATGCGTTTCAATGCTCTTCCTCCAGATACTCTTGATGCGAATATTAAACGCTATCTGCTCTCACAAATGCAGCTTCCTCCGAATACTACACCTGAGCAAGCGGCTGCTGCAATACAAAAGAAGTGGGGAGATCTTGTACTCGAAGCTGGTAAAGCAGCAGAGGAACATGCTGTCGCAGATCCTGTAGGCAAAGCTGAAGGTGCTAAGAATGCGCGTCAACGCGCTGAGGATTCTAAGCCTGAGCCATTAAATAGCAGAATGGTTGCTCGTACTCGAAGAACTACAGGAGCACGCGGAGATGCTGTTTCATTCTCCTATGTTCCTGAATGGGTTGTATATGCGAAGAATGCTGTTAAGAAAGCGAGTAAGAATTGGACGCCGGAAGATATCAGGCAATGGGTTAAGGATCTCAGTGAAGACGACTTTGCAGCCGATCTTCAAGCCTTCTTTCTCCCAAAGGTGCTCACAGAAGGTGATCTCTGGTTCGAGAAGAATGGGGTGGCTGATGACCGAGACTACACGAATCTCTACGCCTTTGCATACAACTATAAGGATTCGATGCCTACAGAAATGGCCGCGGAGTTAGAGCGACGTTTCCAAGATGCTCCTAAGATGAATCGTTTCTTCAGTGAAACACGGAGTCCTCGCGAGCAAATGGGAATGGCTCGTCGTATTGCTCTGACAATGTGGAATCATGTAGATAACCTGCTTTCTTCTGGTAGATGGCCTAAGGAGAGTAATATCTTCAGAAGTACAGCTACAGATTGGGTTGAACCTACAAAGTGGATGCAGGAGCTTTTTGAAGAGCGTGATAGACAAGATCGTGATGTAATTGATAAAATGTTCTCTAAAGATACTCCAGAGTCTAAAGCTGCTCATGGCGCTCTTACTGCGCTGGCAGATGACAGAGTGAAAGCCTATAATGAGCGCGCAGAAGGTAAAACCAGACTCCTGACAGAGAGTATTAGGTCTGCAATTAAGAAAGCAACTAAAGCAGAAGCTGACAAGCGGGTTAAGTATAAAGATCCTTGGGAAGCTGTTCGAGATATAGCTAACTGGGAAACACTACATGGTCGGCCTGCTACTGGTTTAGGTTCTATGTTCCTTGTAGGAAATACCAGTCTTCTAAAAGACTATGGACAATATGGACAGCTCAGACTTACTTCCGAAGGTCGTCCAGAGGTTCATCTTCCTGAGAAGCTAATGGCTATGTTCAACGATGGTCATACTAGATGGCAAGATTACCACGGTCCTACTAAATCGCCTTTAGGTATGAATCAAGATGTAGATGCAGTGAGAGCTATTGCACATCGAATCTATAATGAACCGGGAAGAGGTACTCTTGCTGATAGAACATTTCTAACTGGTCTTATGCTTCATGCTACTGCTGCTCCTGATACCAGTCACGGAGTATCATTTCTCGGATCACATATTCCTGACGAGCATATTCATAACACTCGTAGAGAAGAATGGGGTCATGGATTCCAGCGGTGGCTTGCTGATCGTAAAACTGCTGGCAGAGGAGATATCCGAGATCATATATCAAACAAGGGTTATAATGAAGTAATTCAAGCTGTCAATCGTTCTAAAGGTATGTTGAATTATATGGATGCCTTGTATCGAGATGCTGATCCGAGAGTTAAGGTACTTGAAGCTGCTATTAAAGCAGTAGTTGTAGATCCAAAGTACTTAAAGATCCCAGAGGAAGAGGCTTTTCAAATTGCTAAGACTTATCTCACTGTAATCAAGAACGAGCATGGCGGAGATGTTCTTAGTGAACTTGGAGCAGTATTCGGAGTCAAAACAGCGGAGTTGAAAAAATTCTATGCCACAGGAAAATAAAAATCCCGAGCCTGATTCTGACAACGTGTATGGTCGTCCTTCTCAAGGAGTATCGGCTGAAGATCTAGCAAGACTCCTGATGGGACTTGAACAAGGAGACGCTGCTCTCTTAGGTGCTCTTCGTAACATCTGGTCAAAGAGCAGACCTCCTGAAACACCGGAGACGAAGTAATGCCTATAGGTGAAACGCTAGCTCGTGCGGGAGAAGATGTATTCTCTAAAGCCTACGATTATATAGGTTCTAAAGGAGGTATAGGGAAATTCGCTATCGACTCGCTGTGGAGCATGAATCGCGAATTCAAAGGAACTCCTACAGGAGAAGCAATTTATGGCATGGCTGAGAAAGGTATCAAAGCGCGAAATGACATCAGTGACCAGTTAAAAGCTCCTCTAAACAAGTTCAAAGTTGAGACGAAGAAAGATTCTGGATTAGCTATGCACATGACACAGCATAGAAATTCAGATCTACAAACAATTCACAACTCTCTTCCGCAGAATAGTCCTGGCAGAACTGCTCTAGCTCCTTTAATGGCTGATCCTGATAATCACGGAATGACGCTAAAAGCACTTGAGTCTAAATTCCACAGCGAAGCTAATATGCATGGAATGAATGCAGCTTTCGGACCAGATAGTATTAATCTCGCAGCTACAGTCTTTCCTGAGATTAGAGCTGGAGGGACTAGACAGACGAAGGCTGAGGCACAATTAGCGATTCTAAGTCAAATCTTCAAAGATGAGGAAGGAGCAAAAAAGGGAGCACTCGGTGTAATGCAGAGTAAGCTCAAATCTGACGTTCAGGACTATATGACTGAAACGTACAAAAGATATTATCTGAGTAAAGCTCAGGGAAAAGGCTTTGTCTTTCCAATGAATGTAGCTCCTGAATATATAAAAGGAGGAACAGCAGAGCAACTATCTCACAAGTACTCTATGAATTTCCTTGCTCCTCTTATTGCTATGAGTCATATGGCCGACTTTTACAAACTCGCTACGGCTCCAGCGCAAGTGCTAATGAAGACATTAACTAGTTTCAGTGATCCTCACATGGAGCAGATGAAGCTAGCTAGCGGAATCTTCTTTCATACACAACATTCAATTTATGATCACGACTTTAACTATAGAACTGGACGCCTTGCTGAATTAACTAAGCAGCCAAATGCCGCTGCTCTTATTCATAAGATATATCACCAACCTCTCTTTAATAATGTTAGAATGGCACAGCTTTCTACCTTTGGTTCTGCTGCTTATCACAGTGCGCAGATGTGGGGAAAGCAAGCTGTTAGAGGTGATCTTCGAGCTATCGCAGAGCTGCATGAAATGCATCTTGATCCTCAAGCTATCATAGCGCGCAATGGCGATCTTACAGATGATGAGCTGTCTCAAGCTATCTGGCATTATACGAATAATCGTCTGTTTATTGATAGGCCAATGGATCGTTCTCGCTTTGCTCAGAAGAGTCCCTTCATGCGTGTAGCCTCCATGTTTCACGGTTATGTTACAAAGGAAGGTCACTTTATCACAAGAGAGTTACATAAGATGGCTGCTGCTAATGACTATGTTGGAATAGCTCATTTCGCAGGAGTAGTTGGAATACTCTTTCCTGCTACAGCTCCACTGCTCTATAGTCTACAAACACTAGTCCGTACAGCGAGTCCTACAAAAGCAAAGCAACAGCTTGACAGTTACTATCAACCACTAATTCATCCCACAGGCATAGGAAACTTTACTTTAGCCTATCTTGATCTGCTAGGCCACTTCGGAGCAGCAGGGGCATTTATGCAGTACATCCATGCTGCTGCTAATCATCGCCTAGCTGGTAACATCCTCGGTCCTGTACCTGGAGTTGGTACTGGCATCGTAGAAGATGTTGTAGGTGGTTTTAAGGGAGAAGCAGAGGAGAAAACTACTCGGCGTAGAAAGGGTGAGGAACGTCGTCCTTGGCGACCGCTAGAACGTGACTTTCTACGTTATATGACCATACCTATCTTTGGAGCTTGGGCATCAGAGCATCTAGTTCCAAAGAACGAACCCAGAAGAAGGAGACGATAGCATGGCTGGACAATCAGCAAATCTCACATTGAGTGAAGCCTGCTCACAGCAGGAGCGTATTCAGCATCCGCAAAGTCAAGCTGGCGGCAAACGCAATGCTAAGAAAGGTGCTGCCAAGGGCGATGATATCGACAAGAAAGTAGCTCACCAAGGGAAGTAGGTACGAAGTGCGAATTGCAATGTCCTCGTTCTCTGGTCTTGGAGCATGGTTCGTCCTCCGGCTAATGGCTGAGGGACATAAGGTAGATTACTATCTCTCAAAGCCAGAGTACGAGGATGTGCTATCTGGTCTAATACCTGCTCCTAAGATGCTCTCACTGGATCACAGAAGGCATCAACTGGGTTACGGTTATCCCTCATATAGGAACTATGACCTTAGTCTCTTTGATATGACAGGTAGACCAAAGCAGGCACAGTGGTCAAAAGCGCAAGTTCCTACACTGGGGGATGGAAGTTTCGAGCATGAGCTTGAGGACAATCGTGAGTTCGGGCTAGATACAATGGTTAGCTGTGGAATTGACGTTCCTCCTTACAAGCGTTTTGATACTCCTAGTGACGCTAAAGCATTTATTAAAACGACTGGAAAACGATACGTCTACAAACCATTTACTATCGGTGGACAAGAGCAAGACACCTCCACAACCTATGTAAGCAAGAATGCAGAGGATCTCCTCGCGGCTATGGACAAACTCTTTATCTCTGCGAAGCAAGCTCCTTTTATCTTGCAAGAGTATATAGAAGGTACAGAGGTATCAGTTGAAGGACTATTTAATGGCGAGGACTTTCATCTGCTCGTCGGGAATATTGAAAATAAGAAATTCATGAACGATAATAAGGGACCAAATACTGGCTGCGCTGGAGACTTAGTATTCACTCTTAGTCCTGAGAGCACGTTATTTAAGCAAGGTCTTGCTAAGACTAAAGGGCTTTTACAGGCCTATGGCTTTAAAGGGATCATTGATCTTAACTCCATTGTAGCAAATGGGAGGTTATATGGCCTTGAATGGGGACCAAGGTTCGGCTACCTCTGTTGTCCGATCTCTGCTCATATGTACGGTGCTGGGTGGGGTGATTTACTATTTGCTGTGGCTTCTGGTAAAACACCACTTCTAAAATGGAAATGGAACTTCGGAGCAGGAGTTACTTTCTCTATCCCTCCTTATCCTACTGAGATTCGTATACCTGGAGCAAAGGATATTCCTGTTAAAGGTATAGATCCAAAGGACGTAGAGCAACTCTGTGAGTACTTTCTGTATGACGTAAAGTTAAATGGTAAGGGTCTAGTAACTAGCGGAAACTATGGTTACATCGGTGCAGCTGTAGCTGGCGGGAACAGTATCGGACAGGCATTTGCTAAGGTTAAACAGCGTCTGGATCGCATTCAAGTTCCAAACATGCAATATAGAACAGACACAGAGAAGACCTGTGCAGAGCGTTATGAACTTCTAGAACGTGAAAGCTGGATTAGCAGCTAGGAGGCTCCATGAAGAAGTTTTTACTCCTGTTCTTTCTATTCTCTGCTGGTAGCATAGCTGCTCAGAATACTGTAGTCTCTGCAACTGTTGTAGACAGTGATCTAGTAGCATGGGCTAACGGCACCTGGCGAATTGTCTTTAGGCCAAATCCGAACTTGCCTAATTTACAATATAATATAAACGGTGTACCTCTAGCTCCAAGTGTTATGGATCAACGCGGATCTCTTGATACCAATGGCGCTTTCAATGTCACAGTCTATAACAATAATGTAGTATCTCCAGCAGGTAGCGGTTGGACGGTAACACTTTGTCCCCTGGCATCTGCTCCTTGTGGTACATTTATAATCGCTACTAATTCAAGTTCAATGAATATCTCTAGTATTGCACAGCAGAATATTCCACCTGCTCGCTTTACTCCCGGTCCAGGTGCATACGGATATTTTGATAAGCAGGCTCAGATATCTATAGGTCTAAGCGCACAG